GAGAAACCAGTAAACCATCGCTGCAAGCGCGATGAATGTGATGAGGTCAATCAGAAAGTGTTTCATGGGGTTTCCTTCGTGTTTTGTTGGGGGCGCTTGGCCCCCGTTTGGTTTAGGCTGCGCGGGCTGTGACTGCGTATCCGTCTGGGTCGCGGCGAACTTTTGCGTGCTTCTTTGATGTGGCTACAATGGCTTCATATTTTGCAATTGCATCGGCTTCTGTCTTTGCGACGATGATTGCGGAAAATTCATTGTAGCGGGTGTCTTTTACTGTTGCGTAAAATTTTGTCATAATCTTTGGTTCCTTCGTGTTTTGTTGTTCGTGCCACCTTTATACACCCAAAACCCCCACCGTCAACCCCTTTCTTTCACAAAATCTAAAATACTTGACGACGCATCCGCAGCCCCCTTGCCCACAATCACATCGTGTCCCACCGCTTCAAGGTAGGCAATCATCGCTTTTTGCTCTGGCGAAAGCCGCCCGCCCTTGGCCCGCTTCATCTCAATCCAAAGCGTCCAGGCAGGCACAAACAAATCAGGGATGCCCGCCACAACGCCTTCCATCTTCAACATCTGCGCCGTTCGAATGGCCCTATGCCCGCCGTTGGGAATGGCAAAAATCAGCACGTCAGGAAACCGCTCCCGAAACCAATTCACCAGCCCAACCTGCTCCTCATGCTCAGAAGGGGATGTCGTCAAACATTTCTTCAAGGTTCCTGTTGAGCGTTTCTTTCTCGGCTTGCGCGGCATAATCTATCTCCTTGGGTTTGTAATCAAGCTGGACAATCTTTTGAAACTTACCGTCCGGCTGCGTCTTGATGCGGCTGGGCTTTACCCAAGTCTCGCACTCATCCAGCGCCTCTGCCAGCGTCTTGGCCTTGCCGCCTAGCACAGGCAGCCGTGACAGATACTTGCTTGCCGCATAGCCGCCGTGGTCAGGGCATAGCCATTCGTTCACTCGCGTCATCATGCCGTTGTGATACGTCACCTTGAGCGTGTCGGGCTTGCCCTCTTTGCCTTTCCACCGCTCATAAGTCACATCATCAACATCCATCCATTCCGCCACAACCTGCGTCGATAGCATGGCCCCGTCATAGGACTTCTGCGCGTGGTTCAGCGCAGGCGGCGGAAACTCATGCCCGCATGCTGGGCAAAACCGCGTGGCCGTTGGCATCATCTCTTGGCAATCTGGGCATTGCTTTGCTGGCGCTTCACCGTCGCCCCCTGCCCCCTGCCGCTTGGCCTTTATTTGGTCAATAAACCCGTGCCGCTGGACGTTCTGCCCATAGTCCAAAATCAGGCAATCGTCCTTTCCGTCGGACAGCCGCGTCCCGCGTCCCACCATTTGCACATAGAGGCCTGCCGACAGCGTGGCACGCACCAGTGCCACCAAGTCAACATTCGGCGCGTCAAAGCCCGTCGTCAAAACATTGCAGTTCACAAGGCAGCGCACGTCGCCGCGCTTGAACCGCTCGATTTTTGACGCCCGTTCTTTCGGCGGGTCTTCCCCCGTTACAACCTCGCAAGTGTGGCCATGCTCGCGCACGCCGTCGGTCAGCATCTGCGCGTGTTCAATCCCAGACGCAAAGAGCAGCCAGCTTTTGCGGGCGGCCCCAACTGTCACGATTTCATCAACAGTCGCAGCCACCAGTTCCGGGTCCGACGCGGCCATTGCCAAGTCGCGCTCGACAAACTCACCGCCCCGCTTTTTGACGTTGGACAAATCAATCTGCCTCAACCCGCCCTTCGATATGACGGGCGACAGATAACCTTGGTCCATCAACATTCCGACTGGAATGTCGTAGGCAATACCGTCAAACAACGCACCATCGCCCTGATGCAGCGTGCCGCTGTCCAAACGATACGGCGTGGCCGTCAGCCCCACCACCTTCACCTGCGGATTGCACACCAGCAAATCAGCCAGAAACTTTCCATATCTGGTCTCGCTGTTCTTTGGCACCATGTGCGCTTCGTCGATAAGCACCAAATCAGGTGGCGGCACCATGTTGTAAGCCCATTGATAAATGCTTTGGATGCCCGCAAACGTGATGGGCTTGTCCAGCCGTTTCTGCCCGATGCTGGCGCTGAAAAAGCCAATGTCAGCGTCGGGATACATCCGCAGCAGCCCCTCGGCCCCTTGCGTCAGCAATTCTTTTACATGCGTCAGCACCAGAACCCGCGTGTCTGGAAATGACATGGCGTCCTGCACAATCTGGGCGATGATAGCCGTCTTGCCTGCCCCGGTCGGCGCGACAATCAACGGGTTGTTGCCCCGCTGATCGGCCCAGTATTGATACAGCCCGTCAACGGCGGCGCGTTGGTAATCTCGGAGTTGGAAGGTCACTTCATTCTCCCTTCAAACAATTCGCGGCTGTTGTTGTGATTTACGACAATTTCGCCTTCTTCATCGTGATACTCAACGCGATCACTTGATGCGTCACGCACCTCCCAGCCGCGAGGCATAATTTGGGGGATGTAAAGATGCTCATCGCACAGCCCGTCGGCCTTCCAGCCCTTCCCACACGACCATGTGCCATCGCGCTCTGGCGTGACGTGGGCGCATGTCCGGCAGCTTGGCTCTGGTATCTTACAGCCCCAGCACACCGCCCAATAAGGACAAAACTTGCAGGCAAATGATGATGCGTCCGATGCAATCCGCTCCGGCGGCGTGTCGGAAAACACAATGCTTTCAGCCCTGGCCACCAGCTTCAAAGACTGCGCCGCGTCATACTTGATGCGCTCGCCGTAAATGGCGTCGGTGTTTTTATTCTTCATCAGGAACAGGCAGTCATGTATGCCGCTTAGGTGCATACCAATTTGACACTGTGCAAAATAAACGGGGTTTGCCTTTTCTAGCCCGTCCTTTTGCGTTTTCAAAAAAGACTTTTCGTTAGCTGTTTTTAATTCAAGTGTGTGCGGCTTTGTGGGCGCGTCTGGTATGTTTTCCACAACACCATCAAGACTTAACGCAAAGTGTCCACCACAAGCCTCAAAGCGTATCTGCTTGCCCGTTTCAGGGTCTTTTGCCCAAACCTTTGCTCCAATAGCCCGAAGTTCTGCTTCAAACCTTGGCTCCTCTAGGTCGCCAGTTTCAAACAGCCGCAACATTCTTCCGTCAAATTTCGGGGTCCAAGCCCAACGGAATTGATACCACAATGCGCGTGCGCAATCTCGGCCAATCTGCGACCCACCAAGATGCGGCCTGTGTTCGTTTTTGCGCTTTGTCTTGTGCCATTCAAAAATGGCATTAACTGTCTTTAGCCCAACGTGCTGTTCAAGTTTCATAAGTCTCTCCTTCTATACATGGAATGGGGCGGACGTGCCGCCCCATCGCTCTATAGATGGGCTACCGCTTCCATGGCGGCGCAGATGACGCCGCTGCCGCAGGAGGGGACGTTACAGCGCCACCTCCGCTGTTCGGGTCAGCGTATTCCTTAATGTCATTGGAAGGCCCGTAGGCGCCGTCTGCTGGCTTCACTGCCACCTTCACCATGAAAGGCTTGTCGTGGAGGTCGCTTGAGTCCCGTGGCGTCATCACACCAACTGCACGGCAAATGCCTGACAATGTGCGTTGGGCAATCTCTACCGCCGTGCTATTGGGGTTGTTCAGGTTCAGCCGCTCAATCAGCTTGCGCCCTTGATGTTCGCCCTCAATGATTTCAGCCGTAAGCTGCAAATAGCTGCCCGTCTGCGCCTTCGTCGGCTTTTCTTCGCTCTCTGTAAAGACAGCCTTATACCAGCCCGCAGGCAGTGGTGTATATTCGGCTGTTGGCTCTACATCAGCCGCGTTAAATCCATTCAGTTCCATTGTGAAAACTCCTTGTTCACTTTGCTACAAATTGCTCGAAAGGGTTGCCGCCGTCGAAAGTAAACGCCAATGGCGCATCAATCGCAAAACGGTTCTTGGTGACGCTGGCCGCCTGTGGGTGGCAGATGATTTCCCGCGCCCCGGTGCTAATTGCCCGTTTCTTATCGCCGTCGCCCCGCGTATGGGTGACAAGCCTAATCATGCAGACGGCGTCCACGTTATCTGTGTAGTGAGAAATCGACTTCTTATGCAGGCGCACGGAATAGCGGTTATAGCTATCCATGTCCGGCAAATCCATCGTCTCGGTGTCCGCATGGCCAATGAACACGATGTTCATGTTCTTCTCATACGCCAGTGAGCCTGCCCACTCGCGCACCTTACGATGCATCTCGGACGCCGTGCCATACCCCGCCCCGTATCCGCCACCGGCTTGGTTGATGCTTTTGGCCTTCGGGTCCGCCGCGACAATTTCGCTTTCAATCATCGTGGCTAGCTGTGTGATGCTGTCTAGCACCAGCGTCTTGTGGTCATGCTCTTGCGTGGCCAAGGCCTCAATCGCGTCCAACACATCCTGCACCGTATTGGCCACCGGAAACATCGACACATTCTCGTTGCCTTGAAGCGATGCCGTCCCGTCCTCGGTGCGAATAAAAACAGGCCTTGGAAACATTGCCGCCAACGTTGTTTTGCCCATGCCGCCCTCGCCAAAGAGCGTCATGATAACAGGCCTTTGGCCCGTCGGCTTGCTCAGTTGTGATAAATCAATAGCCATTGTTGCTCTCCAAATAATCGCGTTCTGTTTTGGCCACCTCAATCGCGACGCCTAATGCACCGACGATTGCCTCGGCTTCTTCAACCGTGAAGTGTTCCAAATCTGGTTGAGACTTTCCAACACATGTCGTCGCAATCGCAACGGAACCCCTGCCCTCGCCAACCTCAATCATAAAGTCTTGGCCGTCTTCGGCCTGTATTTTGATAATCATTTTTCCTGATCCCCAAATTTAATTTCAGACTGCAAAAAATCAATCATATTCTGCTCTACCATTGGCAAAAACTGCTCAAGTAATTGCAACTTAACCTGTTGATTTTCCATGTGAAGAATTGCTGCGTTTAATGCTTCTAATTGATGAAGCGTACTTACTACCTGCTTAATCATCCCAACTCCTCCACTTTCACACCGACCTTGCCGAGTTTGGTTGTAAATGCCTCAGCAATAGTTGCCCAAAGCGTCGGCTCGTTCTCTGCAAGGTACTTCATGCCCTTTGCATCGGCTTTCGGAACCATCGACACGGGGTGCATGTTTTCAGGCAGTCGGCTCTTAACTATATCCCAAGCGCTCGCATCAACCGACCGCGTAATGGGCTGGTTCAATGTGACCTTGTAGTTTTCGGTTTTGTGGGTAATGGCCCCTTCGTCCTTGGCTTCAAATGCCGCGACGATTTCGGCCTCAATCTTGATACGGTTGCGGTTTGCAGTCGTTTCAATTTGCTTTTGCTCCAGCCAATCGGCCAGTAGCTGTTCGGTATTGCTCATACCAATCTCCTTTTCAACTTCTTCAACACCATTGACGTTACCCCCACATTTTGGCATGGTCAATAAGAAATTTCACATTGGGGAAAATAATATGAAACCGCTCGAAAGTATCGCCGCCCGCCTTCACGGGATGAACCTCGCTTATGTCATGAAGCAAACAGGCCTCACCTACCCGACCCTGCGTCGTATTCAGCAGGGCCGCGAAAACATTCACGTCGGAACGTGGAAGTCATTGTCAGACTTCTTTGAGCGTGAAGATCAGCTTTGAATACCCCGATGGATAATCGAAGGGCGGCCCTTGCCGCTCTCCGGCTTCACCACCAGCCGCTCAATCTCATAGTCCTCGACCACCATCGCTAACAAACCATCGCGCTCGTGCTTCTTGAGGTTGCCAAGGCGCGGAACTTTCTTGAGCAGTTCAGCCATCTTTACCCCTGCGCTGCCCGACCTTACAATCGCGTCAGCCACCAGCTTGCGCAGGCCGTCTGTATCGCCTTCGGAGAGGTTCACATCCATGATGCCAAGCGTCTGCGTCAGGTAGAACTCAACGTAATCAATCGCCCATTGTGCCGCCGTTTCTGTGATTTCAGCATCGCCCAGCGACACCGCAACAATCAGGCTCAGGCGCATAGCTATCTCGCGGCTGCGGTTCATCATGTCCGCAATCATCGGCGACGATGCGTTCTGCCGGTCAACAAGGGTTTGCTCATAGGCATTAAACAACCGCCGCGCGGCCCCACTGAACGGCACCAGCACCGGTTCAGGCGGAAAGCCCGCGCCGTTATCTTGCAGGTTTCCGCCATCACCCTCAGCCACCGACACCGCCTTAATCCAGCCCACCACAGATGCAGGCACATCAATGTTTTCTGGAACCCGCGACAATTCCCGTGGCCTCTTGCTTTCAACAATCAACAGCCGGTTTAAAAACCCGCTTGCCACGTCCTTGGCCCCGATTGCCTCGTAAAATGTTTCTGGCGTCGTCATGCCGATGATAGTCAGCGACGGTGACTTCACCTCGACTTGCAGTGCTTTTTTCTGGCTTTCCGTCGCCATCATCGTCGAATAGCCGACATTGCGTAATGTTTTTATCTGCCGCCCCCATGCCTCCATCAGCATCGTCAGCGCGTCCTTTTTGTGCTGGTTTCCCTTTGCACTGGCCGACGCTAGCATCGAGCCAAACTCATCAATGACAGCAATGTGGGCAGGCTGGTCGTTCAGCGTGGACAGAACCCCGCTTGATGACGTGTAGCCGCTCGGCCCCCGCAAATGCATGGCCCCTGCCGCTTCAAGCGCGTCCTCAATCACCGTGTTGGCGTGCTCCTTGCCCGAACCCGTCTTACCCACATTCAGAAAGTAGAGGGATGTCATGTTGCGGTTGTCAGTGATGAACCGCCGCCCCATCGCCACCGAGCCGAGCGCCAATGCCGTCTGCACATCAAATTGCGGCTGTAGCTTGATTGCGGTCTTTCCGCTATATGCCACAAGGTCGCCCAGAACGCCAGGCACTGTCAAAAGATGAGGCGGTATGTCCGCCACCACTTCCTTGCGCCCCATGAGGCTCTTTGCCACCTCCGCGCCGTGCTGCATCATTGCCCTGTCTTCTTCCGACGGGCCTTGCGGTAAAGATTTAATCTGGAGCAGTTCAGCCGCTGCTTTTACCGCGTTTGATACGTTGCCAAGGTGCTGATACTGGCAGAACACCTCAAAGGCGTCGAAAGCGTGGGCCGCATCAAACGGGTCGGACGCGTGGTGGCTGTAGGCTTTCCCATCGTCAAAGATAATTACGCCGGGGATTTTGGACGTGGACGACGGTGACAGCCAGCGATTACCGAACTGCTTATAGCCAGCCTCCGTTAAGGCCTGCGCCATTGGCGTGGCATCGTTGTAAGTATCAATCACAGACGTATCCGTGCTTTCAATCCGCCGTTTCTTTGGTGGTGGCCGAAACTCCTCCGCCCGCTTCCAAGGGCACAAGTCCGCCATCTGTGGCCGAAACCTGTCCCACTCGTTCCAGATGGTCAAAAGCTGGTCAGGTATCGGCCCAATTTGGTCAAACGGCACGCCCGACCATTGGTATGGATTGCCCGTGTCGGGATGGATGGAGGGTGGCAGCACGTCCTGCACCGAGCCTGCCCGCAACTCAAACACCACCTCGCGCAATCGCGGGTCGTTCGGAGTTGGCCAGCTTATCTTGCGCGTGCTGAGGTTTTCGCCCTCAGGCGCCAAGAACAAAACCTTACCCCGCTCAGGCCGCCCGACAATGCGCGGGGCCGTCGCAAGGATGTGGTCGAGGTCAATGTTCAGCGCCTCAAAGATGGTGCGCGTGTTCTTCATGTGGTCAATGTCGAGCGCCACCGTGCGGCTCATTGAGTGCAGCAGCCCGACGTTGTGCGTGGGGTTGGATGCCCAGAAGTCAGGCGGCGTGGGCTTGGTTTGCCACGAGAATGTCTGCGGTGCTTTGCTGCCAGCAGGTATCGCAACCAGCTTCCAGCCCAGTGCGTCATAAGCATTGGCATGTTCGTGGGTGCTGTTCATTGGGTGGCCTCAATCTTTTGCTTCATCAAAAACAAGTTGGCTATCCTGTTGTCTGACTTGATGTTGTTTTTGTGCTTGATGATATCATTCGGGCCAGGCCATTGGCCGTGAACCATAGCCCAAGCCGCGCGGTGGCCGCATATTATGTCAACACGTCCAGCCCTTGTGCGAACCTGGCCTACCCTTGTCCCATTAGAACCCTTGCTAAGCGCCTCTTTCCCAGCCCAGCCATCGTTCCACCAACGGTGTTCTTGAATCGGGTCGTCGTGGTCTGCGAACATAGATAGTGGCCGCTCTCTCCAGAGCATCAAACCCGTCTCCGGATTGTAGTCTAGTATCTTGTGCAATAACTCAGGTGATGGTAGATAACGTTCCATTGGAACCGCTCCTCCCTTTAAGGTTTCAATCGCGCCCCAGGTTGTTTCAGCAACGCTGGGGCTTTTTCGTGGTGCCTTGCTAGCCCTATAAAGTTCGACGGTCAAGGGCCGAAGCAAGTCGCGAGTTTAGTCGGGGGCCGAAGAAACCCTAAAATTGGCACGAAAGAAGTATTCTTTCGTTTGGGGTTACGAATTTTGTAATCGTCAATGAAGCAAGGGTGATAGTAGAGGTATTATATATAAGGGGGTTATTCTTTTGTTTATTATACACCTATACACCCGCGAGGCACACACAGTCCTAGGGGGCTAGTGTCGGCAAGTTTTATCATTTTTATAATCAACCCGAATAAGCCCAAACACCACGGTCCTACCGATCATGCCAACACCAGAGGCACCATATACCTAGCGTGGCTGGAATGCGCATGAGAGGCGCTTTGCTGCCATGTGAGCGGCGTTAGGGCGTGCTTGGCTACCCTTATCCCCAAATGAATGAGATGGCTCTGTGTGGGGCTCTCTGGCGGGGGTTGGGGGTTAGTGGGGAGTTGGTAGGGAGTTGGTAGGGAGTTGGTAGGGAGTTGGTAGGGGGTGGAGGCGCGCTAACGCACACACCGACGGCGACACAGCCTCGAGCGCGGAACGGTGAACAGTGTTCATGACCATGCCGAATAGGTCCAGATTGGGGCCGGATATGCGGTCACAATGCAACCATAAGGCAGTGTAAAACGTTAAGTTATTGATATGTATGCATAACTTATTTAGCATAATACGGATTACACGCGTTATAGGTCCAGATCGATCGCGCATAGGTCCAGATCGGCCAGACCCCCCCCCCGTGGTGTGCGCGGCGGGCGGGGGTTGTGACAGAGACAATCTCACACATCAAACCCCCAGCTAACCAATGCAAACGCAAGCCCCCCC